AGACCTTTATCAAGAGAGGGTTTTAGGCAAGCTATGATACCTTATGATTACCAAAACATCCCTGAGTTATTAGCAAATGTAAAACCTTTTTCTTATAGAAAAAGAAAAGAAGATTGTTTAGACTTGCCACCAAAAATACACGTGAAAAGAGAATTATTTTTGTCAACAGAACAACTTGACGTATATACGCAATTAAAAAAACACGCAAGAGCAGTAATACTAGATAAAGAAGTTAGTTACACGAATAAGCTAACAGAGATATTGAGGTTGCACCAGGTATGTTGTGGTTTTTACAAATCTGACCAAGGTGAAATACAAGATTTAAAAAACCCAAAGATAAAAGAACTATGTAACATACTAGATGAGACAGAAGGTAAAGTTATAATCTGGGCAAACTATATTCATAATATAAATGAAATAATAAAAACTTTGAAAAAACAATATCCTTTTGATAAATGTGTTTCTGTATACGGAGCTGTAAGTGTTACTGACAGAGATAGAGCAGTCAATGATTTTCAAAACGACCCTAATACAAAATTTTTAGTAGGTAATCCTGCAACAGGTGGTTATGGTTTGAATTTAACTGAAGCTCAAACAGTAGTGTATTTTAGTAACAGTTATGATTTAACAGTTAGAGAACAATCGGAGGATAGAGCTCATAGAAAAGGGCAAACAAAAAGTGTTACTTATATAGATTTAGTTATGAAAGGCACTATAGATGAGTTTATTTTAGATGCTTTGAATAAGAAGAAAAGAATGTCTGCTCAAGTTTTAGGAGAAGAAGTGCTTAACTTTTTGTAATACGCATAAGCTCTATCCATCCATTTATTTTCATATTCTAACAACTTATCTTCATCCATAATAAATTGTTGATATTCATAATTTCTAGTGCAGATAGCGATAAGACCCTGAGTAATCTCTCCATAGTATGCTTTGTGTGCTAAAGAATATGCTGCAATTTGATAATAGTAATCTTCAATCCATTCTTCTTTTTTTAATTTATTAGCTTGTTTAAAATCTATGATTGTAGGTTTATCATCATAAAGTCCTACTACATCAGTTTGACCCGCCCAAGCCATCTTTTTTGGATCAGGATATAATGAGGGACAGTATTCTTCATACATAAGATGTACTTCACTACCCCAAATTTCTTTTAACTTACCTAAATTTTCTACAATAGTATGGGCCATCAATCTTGATTGATTACCTTGTGGTGTTAAATTCAAATACGGAATTGCTTGACAATATTTTTCTAGAACTAAGTGCATCTCAGTACCTCGTCTGGCAGCATCTACCGTGATTCGTGTAGCTTGTTCCTCACCAACTCTTTTTCTCCACTGAGCTAATGACTTTTGTTTTTCTTCACTTTGTGTTGCAGAAAGTATTGTTGTAACAGAAGGATGTTTTTTACCATTAACATTATAGGTTCTAATCTCCTCATCATTTCTAGAATATGCTTTGTATTTATATTTATCTACAATTTTAAAATCACAGATAAGAAAGCCATTTTTATTTCTTTTTATCTGCATATAAGTTATCGAAGGTTGTTTCCCAATCCATATAACTATCGTGCTCCTCTGCACTATGTGTATATTGACTTGGTATAAAATCTGGTGGTCCTTCACCAGTAACCCACATAGCAGGTGAAGTTACACGAACTCTATTGTTAGGTAGAGCCACCATACAACCTTTATATGGTCCGTTTGTTAAATGTAATACGTGACTTTGTTTGTGTTGTGCTGGATCATCAGCTATTTCATTACCTGTATAATCCACAGTAAAATGATATTTACCTGTATAAAACTCCCCATCTATTTTACAGATCCACGGACTTGAGCTCGTTCTATCTATAGTTATTATAGAATGTTGTCTGCTAGAACAATCCCATGGTTGAGCGAGATGAGTGGCGATGGGAGGGGGCCAGTCATCAAGTGGGTCATCATAAACGAGAGACGTAATTGGTAGGCGAGCCCACATTGCCCCACCATGGGGGTTTTCCAGACGATTGTCTTCATCTTCACAACCAGTAAAGATGACTTGGAAGGATAGACATCTATCTGGAATAGTTGTAACAGCCACCGCTAAACCATGTAGGTAATCTCCGTGATACCTTCGATGGTTTACTGTAAACTCTCTTCGCACCCATACTTTAAAGTATGGAATATTTGATATTAAATTTCCCATACCTTACTATAAGTATAGGATTATTATTTATCAAGTTATTTTTTATTCTTCATATTTTGCATAGCATTGTTAATATCTTTTACTGTTAGTCTATCCCCGCTTGCATTTTTTTGTGCCATATTATATATTCTTTTTAAAACTGCCGCAGACATATCTCCAGATAAACTTGCTCTTCTTTGCATAAATTTACCAGCACTAGCTCTCATCATTCGTGCACCACCTTTTGAGTAACCTTTCGCCATTTTACCGCCCATAGCTCTCATCATTCGTGAGCCACCTTTTGAGTAACCTTTAGCCATCTTACCACCCATAGCTTTCATTACGCCACCACGCATTTTACCAGCTATTTGAGTTTTTCTACCAAAAGTATTCTTTAATGCTGCTCTTTTTTCTTGTTGTTTTTTAGTTGGACCAAGTTTTTTAAAATCAGATGCACCTCTTTGTGCTTTTGCTTTATCAGCTGCTGTAGCTTTAATTGGTTTTGGTGGAAGTTTTAGTCCAGCACCTGCTCTAATTTTATTTTTATCTTTGATACCAGGGTTCATAGACATAATTTTAGATACTGTAGTACCTCTAGCCTTTGCAATACCTGAAAGTGTATCACCTTTTTTTATTTTATATGATCCTTTTGTCTTAGGGAATGCCATATTTCTCTCCTTTGTTTTTTAAATAGCTATTTAATATTCATTTATTATACATCTCTTCGTCTTCTATTTCAATCCAGTTACCTCTCATTTTTTTGTAGTCCAAATAAAGCTCTGTATCAGCCCAATCTCTACCTTCGTTCATACATATGTAAAAATATTTAGGCTCATATATCATACAACTATTATCATCTTCGTAAGTATTGTGAGCCATAAGAGGTTGACCTAAACTTACAAAAAATTTAAAAGTAACTCCAACAGCCACACCTATGAAAGCAAGAGTAACAACAGTAATTAATCCGTATTTAATATATTCTTCGATTTCTTGTCTTTTCTTGAGCCTTCTAGCTCTTTCTTCTTTGATAGCTTGTTTCTTGGCATCAATACGTTTTTTTCTCTCTTGTAGTATATACTCCCAAGTTCCTGGCCCGAAGCGTAAGTTCACTAGGTTCTTTAGTTCATTCATTTGCTCACGAGCTAATTTAGCGTCAATAACCTCTTTTGCAATATTCTCGGTTGCAAAAACATCGACATTTGCCTTATCACGAGCTTTAATAGTTTGTTGCTCACCCATCATAGCCTTATCAATATGACCTATAATGTCTCCTATATCATTGCAAGTTTGTATCTGCTGTTTAACGAAGTCGACACTTTTCTTAACTAGGGCTATGCCCGCTAAAGCTGTGGATATAGGTTCAACCATTTTGACGCTCAATAAACCTATCTAGTTTTTCTTCTAATCTACGAAGTTGTTCTAGAACTTGAGTAGTCTGTGACTGTGCATCGTCACGAGGCAGGTACTCTTCCCTGGTTTTATTGAGCAGGATTTGTAATCTTTTGACTTCCTGAAACATTTTATTAAATGCCCAACCACAAGCGGACAACAGAACAGTCAATAATATGTTCCATAACATCATATTATCCACGTTGAACTCCTTGTCTAGCTATAGCTTGTCCTGAAGCATCTTGTGGAAATAAGAAACTATAGTTTTGAACAGTGTTTACTTGAGTGTTTTGATTTGCTGGTACTTGGCTCGGCATTGTTTGACTTACTGAAACTTGTGGTTCTATTACGTTTTGATCTAAATTTTGAGATTGTGGCTCTAATGCTTGATCTTCTGCTTCATTTTGTTCTACTGCATTTATATTACCTCTCATTGTATCAATAATTTTATCTCTATCTTCTGGTTTAGCATATTTAAATTGTAATATTTCAGGAAAAGCTTGTTCCAAAACATTATCTGGCAACTGAAATACATTAAACTGAGGTGTGTCTATTGTGTCCATATTATCTAAATATGTGTTTATATCTTGTATGGATATTTTATCAGGATCTAATTTTATTTGATCTTTGTTTTCATCATCTAAATAATTTAAAGCTATAGCAAGGTTTCTTGCTCTTTTAGGTCCGTAATAATCTCCAAGAGGTTTCGTAGGATCTACTATACCTAAGACGCCTTTTTGCCCTGGACCTGTAAAAGGAAACTTAACATTGTTTGGGTCCATCAAATACTTTCTTTCTTGTTCAGTTAAAATACCTAATAAAGCAGATGATTTTTTTGGATCTGCTATTATAGCACCCATCTGTCTACCCAAAACAGCAGTTAATATACCAGGGAATATACCAGTGCCTGTCATTAACATACCTGTAGCAGCTACTCCAGCAACAGCTCTAGCACCAACTAAAGCTGCTCTTCTTCCTAAGAAAGCTGTAGGATCTGTAAAACCTAAACTACTAGCTGATTTAAGAATAGTAACTGTATCTCTAAAATTTGTGAAAGCTTTGTCTCCAATTAACTCTCTTAACGCATCCTCTTTTACTTGCTCACCTAAACCTAAGTTGTCTGCAAATTTAGAATAATTAAAATCACCCTGCACTAAATCAAACTTAGAAAAGTCAATTTTTTTTGAACTTTCTCGTATTGCATCTTCGATCTGTTTTCTTACAACTGGGTTCGCAATGTAATTAGGATTTTTAACTTTTATTAATTTACCATCTTTACCAGTTTTTTGTAAAAATTCTGATCCTATTGATTGAATTTCATTAGCTAACTTTTCAGGCTCAACAGGGTTAGATGCACCTTTTGGTAACATTTCATCCAAATATCTATAGCCAGTCAAACCATTTTTTTTCAATGTTTCTCTTGCTGCTAACAAGCTACCACTAAAAATACTCTCTTTTGATATAGGATCTAGAGCATCCATAAAAGAATCAAAGATGTGTCTACTAGCTAGTTTTTTCATATATTTTTTTGCATAAGCTGCTAATTCTGGGTTTTGTGTTTGATTAACACCTATAATATCTTTAAATTGTTTGATTGTTTCTGCATCATAACTTTTTAATACGTTGTTTTGTATTACCTCAAATTGCTTCAATGGTGTGGTATTAACTTGTGGAGCGTTAACCATTCTACCTGTTAAGTAAGAGCTATTGTTACCACCAATACCTTTTCTTAAATTTTGTGCTAAATCTTTTTCAAATATATTTGTAAAGTCAAAATACGTTTTATTAGCAGCTGTCAACAACTCTTTATATTCTTTCATTCTTTGTTTAGCTTCAGGTATAGTTAAATTGCCTAAATTAATGTTTTGTTGTTGAAAAATTTCATCTCCTACTTTTTCTGCTGCTGCCATATCATGATCTAAAGCTAGTTTAAATCTTGAAAGTAATCCTTGTGTTTGCTCATTAGCAAATTGTTTATTTTGTGACAAAAAATTTATCGATTCTCTAAACCTTCTATGGTCATCAAATTTAATATAATCAAAACTTAAATCACCAGCATCATCTGTCATTGAACCTGCATATCTTCTTAAAGCTTCTATCAATCCTGGATTTACTCCAGTCATTTGTGCAGCAGTTTTTGTATCCTTCATTTGCTCTAAAATTTGTTTAAAAGTTCCACCTCCAAATAATGATTTTAAAGAGCTTTCCATCTCAGCTTTTGTTGAAGACGTTGGTACAAATCTAAAATCACCACCAGCCTCTACTGTTTTTGTCAATTGACCATACTGTAATGCTATAACTCTATTTCTTTCTAAATAATTTTTTCTTATCTGTGCTGTACCTTCAGAGCCAAGTAATTCTGCGAAAGTAAAAGGAGCTAAAGTTTCTCCCTCTGCCAATGTTTTTTGTAGTGTAGTTTCTAATTGTTTTTGTGTAAGCTTTCTACCTGCTCCTCCTATGTATGGAGTAACACCTAATATTTTAAAAAAGTTTTTAAATAATGATCCAGTACCAGAATCTTGAGCTAATTGTGCAATATTAAGTTCCATACCTTTTTCTTTAGCTAATTTAGCGAGTTGCACGACCTCAGGATTATTTAAACCTAGTAGTCTTTTCAAACCACCTCTTCCCATTTTTACTGCGTAATAACCAGCTGTAGTTCCTGCCACTCCAAATATAGCAGAGTTAGCAAAAGCTGCTCCAGCATCTACTATAGATTGTGCAGGTTGTGGTAATTTTTTGTATTCATCATCTGTAATTTCATTTAAATCTAATAAAGAGTCAGCTCCTACATTAGTTGCTACGTTAGCTAAATCATAAGCCACAGAGCCAGCGGCTGCACCTGTTGCACCTAAACCTATGGATTGAGCCTCGACTCGTGCTCCTGTTCTCAATAAACTTTGAGCATCATCTGTTAAACCACCCCCTCCACCAATTGATTTCGGAGCCATTTGTCTAGCAAAAGATGTAGTTTTTAAAGCTGTGTTTTCAAGTCTTGCAGCTAATCTTGGCATTAATCTACCTACTGCACCAAAACGTCTACCTACTACTTTAGATACAGCTCTTTGAAATTTAGAACTGCTTTTAATAAATTTATCTAACTTAAAATTTTCTTTACCTTCTGGTGCCATAAACTTCATACCCTTCACACCTTTTTCTAAGTCTTTGGCGATAGCTTCTTTGTTCATAATATAAGGAGTAAATGATCCTATTACGTCACCTACTAACTCATAATCAGCTCTTTCATTAAACATCGTTCCTATAATAGGAACATCTATACCTTTCATCGTTCCTTCTTCAACAGCTTGTTCTGCAATTTTAGCTTTATTAAAATCTTGTGCAGTTTTCATAGCTGTCGTGTTAGGTGATTTTAATACACCAGCTTCAATAGCTTGATCTAATACTTTTCTTTGTTTATTATCTAACTTGCTAATATCTATTTCATTATTATCAAGTTTCTTTTGTATATCTGCTAAAGTACTTTGTTGTGTTTTTTGTTCAGCTTCAGCCATTACAATCCTCCTAAATATTGTGCTACATCTGCTTCAATATTTCTTTTTGCTATAGCTTGTTGTCCTTGTGTCAAAGATGTAAATGAAGGATCTCGTTGTCTTTGCTTTAACTTCCAATTTTTTACCTTTTCAGTGTTTTCAAACGAATGTATTATATCAGAGCTACCTCCAGCTGATTCATAAGCTAATGCTGCTGTTTCAAATTTTTGATTTAATTCCGTACGCAATGTTGCATATCTTGCCTGTGATAAATCAGCACCACCAAAAAATGTAAATATTTGAGTTGAAGCAGCAGCCGCATCAATATCTTTTTGTGTTAATCTATCTTCTGATTTATTTGCATTAGCAATAATATATTTCATTCTATTTTCAATAATCATAAGTCTAGCTATATCTCTTGCAAACTCAGCTTTTTTATTAGCATCTGCATTATTAAACTCATCTTGATAATCAGGGTGCATTTGAGATACAGCATTTTTATATGCTTTTGATTTGTAACCCTCCTTTGACAATAATGCTTGCACATCTCTATCTAATCTTTTGTTGTCTTTTTCAATCCTACCTAGTATATCATCCATACTATCACCAGTAGTAGCTTTGTTACCATCAGCATACTGAGCCATAGTGAGTTTTTGTAGTTGACCATTATAATTATTATCTGCTAAATCTTTAAGAGAACCAGGCACTGTTCCTGGTACTGCATTAGTCATCATACCAAAAACATCTTTAACAACACCTCCAAACTGTACTCCAAATTTTGCAGTAACAGCAGATGCTCCTAAATCCATCTCACCTTTATTTAATATATCAAACACCTCATCAACATATTTTAAACCTTGAGATGCTGATGTCATGTTAGCTAGAGCTGATCTCATACCTTTTGAATCTGTTTCAATATCAGGAGCATTATACAAAGCTCTTGCATCATCTCCTACCGCAGGCACAAATTGATAACTATTAGTTTGAGGATTCCATTTTTCTACTAACATATCTCCTGATTCATTTCTAGCGACTTTGATAGTTCTATACCCAGTTGCTGTATTACCAGGTACTCTTTTCATAGAAATTTTATTTGGCTTGTTAGCCTCTCTTTCTGCTTTTGCTAAATCAGCTTCTATTTTTCTTTCTTTTTGTAAATTATCTAAATATAACTCAATAAATTTTTGTCTTTCCTGTATGTCTAAATTTTCTGTTCTTTGAATTTGTTGTATGTTTTGTGCTAAAGCACCTCTTTCTAACTCATCAAAAGTATCATTTGCTTGTTGTTCATACTGCATATATTGAGCTACGAGTTGTTTTTTTTCTGCTTGCTCTTGTGCATTTATAGCTTGTAAATCATCTGCTATTTCTACACCAGCTTTACCAGCAACATCTAATAATCCAGCAAAACCACCTTGAGATGTCGTGCCAGTCATCATATTCATAGCCCATTTAAACAAAGCTATATTTTTTGATTGGTCATCATCTTCTCCTGTGTAATCAGTAAAAGCTTTTTTGTATTCATCAAAGCTTTTAATTTTATCTCTTTGTTCAGCTATTTTATTTTTATAATCTTCTAAAGCATCATTAGATCTTTGAAAATCACTTTTTTTAATTCTTAATTTTGAAAATAAATCTCCAACAGAACCTCCAAATTGAGAGTATCCTTTATACCCTCCTACATCTCCTGTTGGGTTATCAGTGGTTGTTAGAGCATTGACTGCACCTTTATGTGCCTCTTGTATTCCTATTTGTGGGTTACCTCCATCTTCAATAATAGTCTTATCGTATCCTTTTTTAAATTCATCTCTAACCTTCTTTTGTTTTGGAGTTAAATTAGGAGCTGTTGTCACTGTCGCATTGTTATTTACAGTTGAAGCTGCTTTAGAATCTGCCGCAGCAATCAAAGCGTTATTCATATCATTTACTCCCTGAACAGGCCATTGACTGGTATCAGATGTGCCGTACATTTTTGTAAACTGATCTAATATTTTTTGTTGCTCAGGATTTACCCCTAAATCATTTATAACTTGCATAGTTTCATTACTAAAAGCAGGAGATATTTGCATAGGGTCACTATCATCAGTTATTGCTTCTTTTCCTATTTGTAAGCCTGTCAAAGGTAGAGCATATTTAGCTTGTCCTAATTTAGCTAAAGGTCTGTTTTCTCTCATAATTGCTTCTTGTGCTTCTCTTCCACCACCTCTTCCAGAAGTTAGTAACCTTCTACCACCTCTTCTCATCATACCAAAACCACCTAACCCTAAAGCACCACCAATAGCTTTATCAAATAGATCTGCTTCAGGATCATCAAAAGTGTCGATACCATAACCAGCCTCAAGAGCACCACCCCCTAAATCTCCTATACCACCACCGTATCTTTGAAATCTAGATCCTTTTGTCATAGGACCGATTGATGAGGGGTCCATAGTAATTTGTTGCTGTCGCATAGGACCTTGCATAGGTCTTCCAGGTATTCTACTTATTAATCTTCCAATACCTCGTGATCCTACTATTCTTGCTGCTGCTGGTATCAAAAATTGAAACATTATGCCACCACATTAGTCCCTTTACCTCCAGGACCTACCATTTGATATGCACTATAAGCACCCACACCAGCCCCTATTGCTTGTGCAAAAGGATTAGTACCTGGTCCTGTAGTCTGTGTTACTTGTGAAGCAGCAGTTGGTAGTGTTGTCATAATACCTTTTGCAAACTCCATTCTTTGAAATGGTTCGTAGGTTCGTGCAACGTCTGTCGCTCTTTGTGCTGCTAAAGTTCTATCAGCTATTTGTCTTTGTAACGCACCTGCCTGACCTAATTGAGTTATATCTTGTTGAGCTGCAACTTTTTGTTGAGCTGCTGCACCCATCAATGATTTTCCTGTACTTAATGCAGCATCAGTTTGAAATTTTTGTTGTGCTTGAGCTGCACCTAGAGCTTGTTGAAAACCAGTAGCTTGTAATTGTCCAATAGTGCCTAGTCTTCTTTGCTCCATTTCTGCACGAGCCACACCTTCTCTACCACCACCAAAAGCACCTGCTCCAATAGCTTGTGCTGATAATTCATTTTGTTTCATTGCTGCTTGTCTGTTAACTTCATCAATAACATATCTTTGGTATGGATTCATAAAAGCATCTATGTCAGGTTGTGATGTAGCTATGAGATTGCCTTGTAGTATAGAACCAATACCTGCTGTTAAAGTTGGATCTCCTACACCTGTTTCACCTGCCTTTTCAAAAGCTCGTTGTTCTAAAGGACTTGGACCTGCTACTTCGTAAGCTGGAACTTCAATAGGTTGTGAAGCTAATTTCATAGCCTCATCGTATAAGGCTAGTTTTCTACCTTCAATCTCTGGAGCTTCTCTAGTAATGTTTGTTTGTGTTCCAGTTTGGGCACCACCGCCGCCGCCACTGCTGCCGCCACCGCCACCTCCGAAGATAAAACTCATTTTATTTCCTTTCTAAGTAATACTGCTTTTTTTTCATACCCTGGTAAAGCTCTTTCCCAACCACTCCTACCTAATATATCAATACAATTGTAATATCTAGATTTTGCATATTCTACTATTGCTTTTTCTATTTCAATAAGGTCTTTCAAATCACCACCTGCTAAACCAATTCTAAGTGTATTTTTAATTGATGCTGTAACTGCTGCACTCTTGTTTCTTTGAAATAATTGAAACTCACCTTTTTCCAAACCCTTCTCTATGTCTTCTCTAGAAGCTTTATCCCCTATCTTAGCAGCAGGTTCTAAAACTTCCCAAATTTCATCAGTAAGCTTCATTAGCTCACCATATCATATATTCTCTTCAACTGATCTTGTTGGTTATAAAAAAACTTTGCACCTACTTTTCTCATTTCTTTAAAATCTTTAGGATCTGCTCCACCCATAATACCAGCACCTAATACTGCATCAGCTCTACTAACAAACTCTCCATCCGCTAATTGTGCAAGCATTGTATCTTTGTCTTTATCTGCCATATCAGTAGCATCTTCAATATAGCCAGATGCTCTCACATAATTTGTTGTATCTTTTTCGTCATGATCTAATTTACTTGGTAGATATTGAACTCCACCACCTTCTCTAAATTTAGGTATTGCTTCTACTATACCACCTTTTGAGAAAGCATAATTTTGATTAGGTTGACTGTAATCATATAAATTTGCGAATTGTTGGTTAGGTTGTCCATAAGCAAATCTATCTCCTAACCCTTTGACTTGTTCTCTACCTTTAGAATATTCCATAGCATATTCACTCTCATCAAATAAAGGGCCTACTTTATCTGTTTGTTCAGGACTCATCATCATCAATGGTGCTGTTACCGCTGCTGTTCCTGCTATTTTAGCTCCTTTAGCAGATAAACCTAATGTTTTTGCTAAACCTGTTTGAACTCCAGGATTAGCTGCTGTACTCATCATTGTTCCTGAAGCTGTTTGCACACCACCTGTAACTCCTGCACCTCCTAAAACACTAGGTGCTGCGTATCCTGCACCAGTTCCTAGTGCTGCACCTATCATCATATTTTTTAACATATCTCTATTTGATCCACCTGAGGCCTTTGTGTATAGTGCCCCGATACCTGCTCCGATTGCCATAGCTAAAACTGGAAATGCCATAATTGCTCCTATAGTAGTATTTACTATAGTTTAACTGTTTTTATCTGGCTTATCAATACCCACAGCTACCATTTCATCTATTAGCCTTCCTGTGAATTGATGTTCACCAACATGGGTAATATATTCATTAATCAAAGCCATACATTTCCCCCCTATTTTTGTCCATAATCTTGAAAAAGCAAAGTCTTCTCCTAAATATAACTTTTCTTCAGGATCATAGTATGTATCAAAAAAATTATATAAGTTTTTACGAAGTTGTTTCTCTCCATCAATCATCGTTTCTTGTTTTATTGTCAAGTCTGGATATGCTTTTTTCATCTTTTCTAAAGCTTCTCTTTTAATCAATAAACAACCTGTCATAGAGTGCGATAGTTCAATCATACCATTCGTTACTGTAATATCATCCTCTTTGTCTTTAATTCTAACAGGAAACATATTACCACTTGTTTTTGCTTGTGTAGAGTTCATACTTGGTATACCTCTCCACTTGTTTAAAACTTTGTCCCATTGTATTACTTTCATAGGATATGGAATACTTAATACCTCTTGATCTTTTTCTATCATTTTAAATATAGAATCAGCATTAAATAATATATCACTGTCTATAAACAATAAGTGTGTATAACCAGAGTTTAAAAACTCGGATACACATAAATTTCTACCTTGTGTTACTAAAGATGATTTCATTAGCTGTAACATAATAGGTATTTTTTTCTCATTACATTGTGCCTGTAATTTAAAAACTGATTGCATATAGTGTATGGACACTTCACTGTGTACTGGTGTAGCTACAAACAATTTTATTTTTTTATTATCTATCCAGTTTGCATCTGGTGTATATATGGGTTCATGATTTTGCATTTAGCACTCCTTGTAAAAAACTTGTCCACTCTAATTTCTTCTTTTCCCAATTGTAAAATCTTTTAACAAAGTTTTGTTGTGTTTTTAGATGATCAAGAACCTCTGGCTCGTGAAGCGTGGATACTGCACCACGAATAGCGTGAGCGAAAGCAGTAGCTAAATTACGATAATTTTTATCATAGGTTACATAAACAGGAAACTCGGAGCAGGTTTCATACAAAGCACCAAAGTTTGTAACTATACACATCAATCCTGCTGCCATAGCTTCAAGAGCTGCATTACAACTTGTTTCTTCCCATATACTAGGGTACGCAAACATATGGTAGCGATATATATATTTTTGTATAAAAGAATGATCTTTATAACCTATATAATTAACATTTTCCAATTTTCTTGCTTGTTCGTACAAAGGCTCATAAATATGTTCATTTGCTTTTTCAAAATCTTCACCATATATTTTACAACTACTAAATACATCTAGATGCACATTACAATCTTTTAATTGTTGCATAGCTCCTAATAATACATTTAACCCTCTCCAAGGAGTGACGTGAAATAACATACGAACCATATCCCCTTCTTTGTAAGGTAATATTTCTGGAAAGTTAGTTACACCGTTTTTAATAACGTGACATTTATGTGTAGGCACATCAAACTTATATCTAAATTTTTCATAGTTCCAATGTGAGTTAAAAACATACCAATCAAATTTATCGTGATTACTTTTATCTTCAAACCAAGGATAAATGTTTGGTTGATCGTAGCTATTTTTTTGCCATAAAATATTAATTTTGTCTTCTAAGATAGGCACCTTACCTGGTATGGATGTACAAATTTGAAAGTTGGATAATAATTTCTCATCTACATAATGTGACAAAAAATGATGCTGTAATTCTGTTCCACCCCTAGGTAACATTAAGCACCATACTCTAATAATATCTCTTCGTTCTTTTTAATTTTTCGTGTAGTAAAAACATTGTAAATTAAATAATCATCCCAATCTCTAGTAATTTGTAAAACACAATTTGCATTTTTTGAATGATTTATAAAACCACCTAAAGGAGTTCTTATGTATTCTAGTATCATAGGCACTTTAATATGTGTAGAACCTAAATCCATATTTTTTTTAATTTGAACGTTTGCAAAAATACCGTGTCCGTGAATATCGCTTTTTCTTATTGATAAATTATCAGGTAGAGGATTGTAATAAAATTTATTATATTTTATCTTCATTTTTTAGTATCAGACTCTAAAGACAAAGCTTCTGGCGGCACAATGACTTTAATGTCAGTAACTATATCCTCTTGTTTTGTATCCGTATTAGGGTTATTAACATCGTGTTCAGCGTCTTCTTTAGTAGCATAAACCAAATTACTTTTTTTGTTTCTATAAACTTCTTCAGTTGTACATTGTATTTTTTTCATTTGTAAAATATCCCATATTTATGAATAATTTTCAACAAATATTTATCCACTCTCTAGTTTGAGGAGGATCATCTACATCTTTCGACATAGGAAAACTTATAGATAATCTTTTTGATATAGATGTTGCTTGATGAACTATATTTTTAGGAATGTATATTACATCTCCTTCATTTAAAATAATATCTATCATAGGTTTTTTATCTGTAATTACTTGACGTTCTCCTTCATACAAATACACATCCCATATTTTAAAATTAGTTTGACCAGCTACTTGCACGATTATGTTATCTGATCTATCCCAGTGTTTATTTAAGCTTGTATTTTTTTCTCCTATGTGTAAATCAAAATAAATATGTGCATCTACAGCAGCTTTGTTTTGTTTTTCTAAATAATCACATATTGTATTAATATTTTTATTAGCTCTAGACATATCAGAAATCCAACATACTCCTTGTTCTATAACTGGTTTTATACAATCTGCTGGTATAGATTTATGATCGCTAACCCAAGGTGAGGATTGCCATCTTATATTATTATGATCAGCTGTCGTGTGAAATCTGTCCACGTTTGTAAGTGGTCTTATGTTTATTAAAGTTTCTAGTTCTTTCCAACTAAACAAATCGTAACAAACCTTTTCTTTATAGTTTGGTTTATTTTCTTTTATACAATCTAATATTTTATGTAAGCCAAGTGACAATGCTATATCTGCACCCTTTCGTTATAGTAGTAACTTGATGAGGATATAAAAAATTACTTGGAAATAAAATTATATCTCCTGCTTTTAAATCTGGTTTAGAATATGGTTGGTCATTTAAAGGATTAAAAAACACTACATCTCCACCTTCATATTTTTCATTTAAATTTATAATTATAGATATAGTTCTGTTAAGAGCAGCAGCATGATCAACGTGTTTAATGTAAAAATGACCCTTTTCGTATTTTAAAAGATTTACTTCGTGCAAATGCAATCTTCCTAAAAATTTAAAACGTTTTGAAAATTCCAACATAGCCTCTTTAACAGCATTTTCTACTATTTTAAAATATGGAGGAGCACCATAATCATTAGGATTTAACCAATGGGATAAAACATTTCTTGTCTTAGTTTCAGTTATAGGTTTACCATGTTTACTCATAACTTCTGCTTTTGTCTTACAATGTTTATCCATATAAGAAATCATTTTTTTACAATCTTTTAATGATATAACTTTTTTAATGTGAAAAAGGGCTTGATGAATTTGCATTATCCGTTTGAATCCGATCGATTTATTTCTAAGATAGCACAAGTACCTTCAAAAACATTACCAGTATCTGCTTGAAGTTGTAACTTGTCGTTTTCTTCTAATATAATAGTACCATCTGCAATAGACTGTGAGTTACCAGAATTTACCGTATGCTCTGCAAATTGGAAAGCTGTTGTTACAGAATTATCGTATATAAAAGCTTTTATTTCGTGGTTACCTGAACCAACATTAGCAACGTGTATATTTTGAACAATAGCTCTTGATCCTGATGGACAAGTAAATACATCTGTAACTCCAGTGCCAGTCAAATCAAATTGTGCGTTTCTGTAGATATTAGCCACTTGATGCTCCCATAAAAAAAGCAAACCTCTCCGCTTCGTTTTGTATATCTTTTTGATAAGAGGTATTTAATTTTTGTATAATCTGATTCAAAGCTAAATTAATTAACCTTTGATTTTCAACACTGTACTCCATTTTAGGATCAGGTATGTTTGTTACTATTTTAGCCACTTTGTTTCCTTCTTTTGATAGCAGCTTTGCCAGCTTTAGCTATTCTTACAACTTCTGATTTATCCATAACTTTGGCACGTTGTTCCATAACAGTCAATATTTGTATTTTTCTTGCATATGGTTTGGATATTTTTTTTACTTTTGCAACAGTTGCTCTTGCATCAGCTGGTGTAGCAAATTTTATATGAACTGTATCTTTAGGGTTTTCATCCGTATATAATCTTCTACCACTACCTTTTGGTTTTTTACCTGTTCCTTTCAAAGGGTCTCTTTTTTTTGTCATATTATATATCAACCTATATTTTAGAGATAAAGACATTAATAAATTAATCTATCTTTGCTTTTATCATTATCAAAAATTTTTTTGGATCTTTTATTTTTTTTATCATCTTTTTTCCTAAGCACTCTATATATTATATCAGATGGTGCCATCAAATAACAGTATTCTTTTATATTTAAAATTTTAAAAGATTTTTGTTTTTGTAAACCCCATTTAAAATCAATAGCATTTTCTTTAATCATTTCAGCGTAAAATTTGTATTTATCTGGCCATTCGTGTTTTGTAAATTTCCATATTTTTTTTGCGTTTAATACTATTGCATATGGATTAGATGTATGGTCACTCTTCCAAATATTTTCATCATCAATACTTACTATGTTTTTTATATCCATTCATTAACGCCTACCATCTACTTGTGTGTCTGCCTTAAATGTTCCATAACGCCAAGTTTCATCTCGTGCTGTATTTTCTATTTTTAAATTAGCTGCTCTGGCTCTTGCTCTTGTATCTACTTTTTGTGTAGTAGGGGAAACAGTAAATGGTCCTAAACTACTACTAGCCTCTGTATCGCTAGGAAAATCTTTTAAATTTATTGTCACTTGTGCATTACCAGTTAAGGCTCTAAAATCAGGTATAAATCTTCTTACTTTTATAAAAAATTCACCTGTTCCTAGTTCTGGTGAATTTACTTCAAAGTCTCCACTTTGTATACTACCAACTATAGCGTTAATGTCTTCATTGTTCACTTCATTATTACCTTTTTCATGTGCATATAATATAGAAGAACCATTTATATTAGTTACACCTTGTATAGTAGGAAATGAAGGCACACCAGTTTCATTAAATTTAGTTCCATAAGGATTATCATAAACAGTTTTATCATAGTATGTTGTTCTTGCTAAGGAGCCTATAGTCCAAACACCTTCTAAATAATTATAGGTTACAACTCTATCAATTTGATTTGTTGAAGCTGATGGGTAAAACCAGTTTATTTCACCGAATAAAGAGTTATATCCAGCGAATATAACGTCTGACGCATCAAAATTTAAACCTAAATCTCCATCATCAATCGTAGTAAAAACAAAATCTTCAACAGAGCAAGGTATTTTTTTAACTGTACCGTCAAATAAATAAAAACCACCTGCTTGACCCATCCAATATACAACACCATTTACAGCAACAACTCCATGTTGTGATATTAAACCACAGTTGGTTCCAGCTTGCTCAATACCAAAAGTGAAAGGAGGACCTATAAATCTTATAGTATATGCTGCTGTGTCAGTTAAAATTAAATTATATGAACCAGCGTTTACTCCTCCAACAATTTTAGCTCCATTATCTATTCTAAATGTCCCTGCTGTGTTTGTTGAAGTTGGTGTGTAATCAGTTAAACTTTCTTGATCCGAAAATCTTATAAACATTTTGTCTTGTGTGCCACTTGCTATAGTAGGCTCTGTGCCTAAATGAATTAAATGTCTATCTCTATCAGATACTAAAGTCATTACACTTTTTTCTGGAGCTCCAGATATGACTGCTGCTCTAGTTCCAAGAGAGTTAGATACGGAGGGGTCCCAAGAAAAAGATTTGTTGTTTCTTACAGTTCCAATAAGTATTTCACCAAAATTATCTAAAGACCAATTACCAGGCTCTAAAATTACTGCTGAAGTATCTGTAGCATCTCCCCAACCGTAATATGTTGAAGCTTCAATCACTGTTGTTCCGTCACTATGTGCTGCGGTTGCAGTACCAGAAACTCCTCTTGTAATACCAGTTAAATCGTTACTGGATATTCCAGTATAGGTAATTAATTCACTATCAATTAAAATAGTGCCTCCAGAAGAAGAAAAGTTTGATGTAGAGTCAAGAGTAATAGAAGTTCCTGATCCTCCAGTGCCAGCACTATCATTTAATAAAGCTCCATCTAGTGTATCTGATGCTAGTGGAAAAGTTTCTCCACCCCATCTTCCAGTACCAAAGCCATATCCAGCAGTTTGAAAAGCATCTCCTATTTTGAAATAGGGAGTTACTGTCGCAGATCCAGCTGCACTCATACCAGTACCAGACTCGGTGCTAGGCATAGTAACTGTAAAACTATCTGATACTGCTGTGATTACTTGATAAGTATTGTTTGTAAAATTAGCTGTAGTAAAACCAGTTGCTCCACCTCCTGGCAAAGTAACGCTACTAAATAAAAACAAATCTCCTTCAACTAAACCATGTCCTGCTTTGTTTACAGTTACTGTAGCTGAACCATTGGAGGATGTAAAAGTACAAGATGTTAAAGCTGTACCTAAAGGTGTAATGTCATAAAATGCTCCGTCATAGTAAACAAATAACGCTTTGTTTGTTCCAATACCAATAAATCTTCTGCCAGTTGTATCAGCCCAAATGTGCATAGCTCTTGTTACACCAACTAAAGTATCAGTGGTAGTTTGTTCCCAACCACCTATTTTTTCTGGATAACCATAACGAAATCTTACGTTATCGCAATCTATCCATTTTCCCTCTGCTCCTGTTGGTGTAACCTGTTTATTTATACCAGGTGCTATTTTGACTTCACTCAAAGGCATTTTATAGCCCTATCTTTTTAGATCACGCACTGCACTATCGTCACTCCATCTATTGACACGAGCTACTTCAGTTACATTTCCTTCACCGTCTACAGTGTCTGTATACAATGCCTTAATTTCAGTCATATTAGACGCTGCATCAATAGCTGTGCAAATCGCTGCACAATCAGACCTGATAGAAGCACAATACGAAATCACAGATGAAGGTATAGTTTGAGAGCTGTCCATAGTCACTCTTTGTACCATCCATCCAAATTGTTTCATTTTATTAAAAGCATCTTGTTTTGCTGTAGCTTTTGCCTCAACTTTAAAATTAACTAAATCTTTGTCAACCAAATTTATAGTTTCAGTAACTCTATTGTTTTCAGCGTCATAAGCATAAGTTGCTTCACCATCTTGCTCTTGAAATCTACTGTCGCCAGCATCTGCTCTTACAATCGTAAACAATCGTACAGCGTTTAATTCACTTTCAGACCATAAAGTAAAAATCTCTTTAGGATGTTTTACGCCATCAATTGTCATTGACTTAGCAGCAGATATAACCTCAGTAACACTATTATCGCCATTTGTATCTACTAAAGCCCACATATTTATCTCCTTTATAATTAATTAATTATAAGGAGATTGTAACACATAAGGAGTGCTTGACGCTACAGTGTAATCGACAGCAAAGCGTTTTTTTTCACAAGTTATTTTTCCAGCTTTGTGAGGTATTCTAGGATTAAAAATCATAAAAGAACCAGGTGGAGCATAATAATCTTTACCATCCCAATGAAAACCACCTCCCCAATCTTCTTTCCAATCAGTTTCTAAAAGTCCTAAAATTTTCATAACATTCACATCTTCTGGCAAGTCATGTTTATGATCTGTGTGTATGTTGTTTTTTGTGTGTTTATCTCTTACTCCTATTCCACAACATAATATATGCGGATCAAAAAGTTTGCATTTTTGATGTATCATAGATATTATAGCAGTAGCTATTCCAGCACCTGTAGCCTTTTCTATAGTATTACCATCATGATTAATTACATTCATTTTAAAAAATCTTTCCTCTATTGGATAATTTATTGGATAACCTAAACCCCATTGTTCACAACTTACAGACCAGTTTTTCAATAAGTCTAATAAATGTAAAGGCACTGCATCTTTAATTATTGTTAACTTGTGTTTCATCTTGTCTTTCTACATTAAAATTAGCAGAAATAGATATTCTTTCTTTATTAGATTTATTAGCTGTTACCGAATGAGGCAAGTGAGCTGGAAATATAACAAGGCTATCTGTTCTTGGATAATGCTCATATTTCATTCTTGTAAATATAGAATCAACACTAAAAGGTGTAGAATAAAATCTTTGAAATGCAGCAACATAGTCTATATTATCAATCACTAAAATACCACTATCGTCTGGAACTTCTAAATAAACGGTTGCTGTAAAATCTGTTTGTGGATGTGTATGTGTAACATTCCACGATTCAGGATAATTAATATTAGTCCATACTGCTGTGCACATTAATGAAAATTTACCTGGTCCATATGCTTGTATAGCATCACCCACATCTTTTGATAATTGATCTAAAAACTTTTTTTTAATTTCTTTTTTTATTCTTATATAATCATTTGATTGAAAACCACCAACATTACTTATTTTTCTACCACCTAAAGTTTTTGACCATTCAATTAACTCTGCTTTTTCTTTAAAAACAAAATCTTTTTCAAAGATAGGAACACCAAACATTCCCGTAACTTTTTTATTATCTTTATTTTCAGTAGTTTTATTTTTATCCATTTTTATATAATAACGGATTTATATAAAAATACAAATATTTTTTAAAATTGTGTAACTTGATCAAATTGATAATTACTACCACCAGCTATAGGTTCAAAATCCCAAGCACTTACATTACTACCCCCATCAAAACCAGCGTGATAAACTCTCCAAGTTTGACTGGTATCTGCTGCAAAACTCCTTTGAGTTATTAACTGTGCATTTTGTCCATGATACAAATATATATGAACACCTCTTGCATTACCACCAGGCACCTGAGTTGGATAAAAATCTACTATCACAAAAGGTGGATTAGTAGGACTTGCAGGATAAATATAACCTGGACTATTAGTTTGATAACTTGTGTTGTCTCCTTGAAACCTAAACTGCGTATTACCTGTTGGTAACCAATTAAACCAACATCCAGATGATTGTAACTGACTCAATTGTCCATTAACACTTGTTCCATCCACTATCGCCATTGATCTTGGTGCTTTTGCGTGCATACCAAAAACTCTTTTACCAGAAGCAGCGGAACTTGTATATGAGACAGTACTAGGATATCTAAACTGCATAAGACCACCAGGACCTGCGTATGTTCCTCTAGTTTGATTAATTGGTGATTGACCCACACCACCCCAATCTTCAAAAGCGTAAGGATTAAGAGTAACAAAATTAAAATTAGAACCTTGATTAACAGGCATAAAAACTCCTTATTGAAAATCTAATTGAGCACCACCCAGTAGGATGTTACCAGAACTTTGAACAAAATATGGTAAAATATCTACATCACTAGCTCCTGTGGATATGGTAAGACCAGAACCACCAGCAGTTTCATAATCTGTGCCTAATGATAATGTTCTACTTCCTGTGCCATCTTGTATAATCATTATAACTCCAGCTTGACCAGTTGCTTCCGTAGATGGATTTGCTAAAGTTACATTACCAGTAAAAGTCAAGACGAAGTTCTGGTAAGTATCAAAGTCTAGCGTGGTTGAGCCAGTTGCATTTGCAGTTTGTGTAGCTCCTCTTTGTCCAGCAGTAAAAGTATTTGCTACATCTTTAAATACTGTATCAGCATTATAAGCTTGTACATCACTTCCTATTGCTAAACCTAAAGCAGTTCTTGCATCAGATGCAGAAGTTGATCCTGTACCTCCACCAGCTACTGCTAATGCTCCAAATTCTAAAGCACTTGCTCCACTGTTGACTTTAAGTGGTAAGTTTGCAGAGCCTAATGATGTAAGACCTGTGCCACCTTTTGTTACAGGCACAGTTGGTAAACTATCAGAACCTATAGCTCCACCTAAACTATCTAACGATACTTCAACAATGTTCGTTCCATCTGCGTATGCGAAATATATTTTTGCTTGATCTGGAGAAATACCAGTTCCACTTGCAGTTTTAATAGTCAAGTTAGTTGGGTTTGTAACTGCTGATACATCAAAAATATACATTTTTTCAATGCTGTCAGGTACTGTTATAACAGTGGCTCCTGATAGGGTTACAGTAGCCACTTTAACAACCATATTTCTTGCGTTTGATATAGTACCATCAGTCATAGCGAGAGCAACTGTTGCTCCATCACTAACGGATACTTGTTCAAAACCACCTATCGCTTGTTGTACTAACTTTAAATTTGTGTTTGTTTTATCACCCCATGTACCAGCGTTTTCACCAGTAGCCATGAGTTCTAGTTTTAAATCTGATGAATATGTAGATGCCATATATTTTCCTTTATGCTGCTGTTGTTATCTCAGTCCAAGTTGTTTGAGTACCTGTATCTATCTCTGACCATGCTATTATTATTACACTTCCCATAGAACTCGTCAATACCACTCCAGTTACATTATCGACTACTCCAGTACCTGTTACCTCTGTTGGTGTACCTACTGCTGATGTCGAAGATACACCAGTTACATCATATCCAGATACAGGAACAATGGAACCAACTGATCCAGTAGAAGATACTCCTGTTGGTGAAACAGAACCAGTAATTGTAAAAGTAACTGAACCTACCGAACCTGTTAAAGCTACACCAGTTACATCTACTTCTATTTTAGGAGCTACTATTACAGAACCTATTGCACTTGTAGAAGAGACTCCTGTCACTTCAGCACCAAAAGTAATTTCTATAGATGAACTTCCAACTGCACTTGTAAGTCCTAATCCAGTTTGTGTAATAAGAACATCTGCTGATATACCTGCAACAGTTCCAACTGCACTTGTGGCTGCCACACCAGTAACAGCAACATCTGCGTTTGCAGTAGTAGTTACGCTTCCGTTAGCTGAAGTTACACTAACTCCTGTTGGTATGACTGCGTATGCTCCACCCCATACTTGGTTACCCCAACTTAACCTACCCCAACCAGAACCAACTAAAAATCTATCATCTATACTTACACTACCAGTAGATGTGGTAACTGATACTCCAGAAGGTGCCACTAATCCTGTGTGTGTTACTACAACACTACCGACTGAAGTTGTTGCACTTACTCCAGTGGCTGTTACTTCTTGAACAATTGTTTGTGTAGTTGAGCCTACAGAACTTGTTGCAGATATTCCTGTTGCAGCTGTTGAACCTGTTATAGTTAAAGAGGGAGACCCTATCGCACTTGTAGAAGAAACACCTGATGCTACTACTTGACCACCAATACCCCAACCAAATTCTCCCCAACCTACTCTACCCCATCCAGTATTTATAACAGCGTCAATAGTTACAGATCCAACAGAACTTGTTGCAGAAACACCACTGACAGTTAATCCACCATCTGCTTGATTACCCCAAGTTCCTATATTCCAACTTAATAAACCCCACGAGGTAGCAGATTCGGTATTAATTTGCCCACCCATATTGGGATGGTATTGACAATAATAATATAAAGTAGGTGCTGATGCAGCAACAGTAATAGTTGTAAGATAACTACTATCATCTTTTGTTACACCAGTGGTGTACTCACTACCACTATTATGCGTACCATCAGAAGTGGTAGAAAATCTTAGAGGATGGCCTTGTGCTGAACTATCGGACCAATCAAATACATAAGTACCATTTTCAGCTAAGACTAGAGTGTCTTGCTGCACTCCATCAATGAAATACTTATTATTTCCACTAACATTTACTACTGTAACTGTAAATGTTCTAGTGGTCACAAAACACTCCTGTTACTATGCTATTCTTAAAATACCACTTGAAGCATCAGCAGTTGGAAACTGTATAGTAAATGTTCCTGAAGTAGCTGTTTTATCTCCACCAAAATCTAATACTGCAACTGCTGGATCACCAGACGCTGTATCGTTATAGATTAAAGCACCTCTTGCTGTAAGTGTTACACCCACAAAAGATAAATCATCAAAATCTACCACAGCAGTATCAGTGCTTAATGCTGGTGTAACTGCCACTAAGGCTTTACCAGCTGCACTGTAACCAGATGGTGAGCTTACTTCATTGTCTGATGTATAAGATGTTGTTGACTTTCCAAGAGTTGCACTTGATGTATACATACTTAATTTAAAACTATTTCCTCCAGGATTAGTAAAATTATGTGTCCCTTTAAGAACATCAGTTTTAAATACATTACATACTACACTTGTTGTTATCGCCATATTTTTTCTCCTTTAGTTTGTTGGTGAAGGAGATTGCACAGGCACTCTCATTACACCAGAATCATACTCAGAGCGTCTACGTCTACCAACCTGAGCCAACATAAACGCTTGCATACTTTCATTATACTTATCTGAATACAGTTTGTACATATCCATAGGTCCTTTTAAATAAATAAAACACTCAACAAGTACACCATAAAGTAACAAATTTTCTTGATGTTTAGATAAAAAAGTATCAGTGGTAGAATTAAAATGATCTGGGTCTTTAATATAATTTAATTGTATTTCATAAGCTTGATCTGGTACAGGAGCAAATAAAATATTTTTATCATCCCAATTTGCAAAATATTTAGGTTGTCCTGTAGAATCAGTAGGATTAAACTCCGCTATAAAAGAGGTGTCTCTTTTTTCTAAAAAATCTCTAGTGCTACTATTTATAATTTGTACTGATCTAATAATAATACAATCATCTGGCACATTTAAATATCTTTGTGTGCCTGTTACAGCAGTAACATATTTACGAATATCATCATAATCTACTTTTCCAGCAATATCTAACTCTATATTTCTAATAAACTGATCCAACAAAGTATCAGATAAAACATTAGAATCTACTTCTGTATAATTTCTTACTTGTGTTAAAAAATTTGCATGTGTTATACTCATGATATTACCACTTCTGGACTACCAACAGAGGCAGTAGCCTCAACTGCTGTAAGTTTAGTTCCTAATATATTATCACTATCTGATACTCTCATACTAGCCCCACCAGTAATACCACTATCTCCAACATCAGCAAAAAAACCATTACTGATATAAAGTAAAAAATCTTTGTTATCGTCTTTTGGTCTAGGTCTAGCGTTTGCTAAGGCTATAGCATCAGCTTTAATATGTTTTCTTCTTATTTGTGGGTGTTTAGGCTCAAACTCAGATTTATGAACAAAAGAGCCATTCCATTCTTTTACCATCTCATTATATTTAAATGCCATACCTGATCTATCGGAAATAGCTTTTGCGTATTTACCTCTTGCGTATGCCATCATGCACCTTGTGGATAATAGTTTTGAGGAGCAATATAAACTGACGTTCTTTGACCATCCTCCGTTAACGCTCTGTTAAGTTCATCTTCGTATAACATCTTATTTTGTTGCACTAATTGTGGAGAGCGTTTTAAACTTAGGTAATAGGCAAGACCAGCCACCATACACGGAATGAATCTAAAGACCACATCAGCTTGATTAGTATAGTTACCTGCATCCTCTATCCTTTTAAGATAATAATACTTAACATAAGTATAAGTGCTCGCATCAGGTGTTTGATACAAAGTAATTTTTGGTGTAGTTTGTCTATCCACATAATATTGACTTGGTTGTCCTTGTGATCCTTTATTTGGTAAAGCAGCATATTCACTTCTACTTATCTTAGTTAATGATACATCATTTGTTGTGCTAGATGTTCCTGTTGTTGTGCTTATATAAGCTTCTAATATGTCATTTGCATTTGATGGAGCATCATAAGTTGATGTACCAGCTGTAAGTAATTGTTCTTTTAATTCTACTTTCCAAAGATGAACACCTCTATTACCCCATTCAGAAAACAGTATATTTAAACTTCTTCTAGCTGATTTTAAATCATAGCCAGAGTTAGTTCTTACACCGCATCTTTCATAAGCCTCTTCAATTATTTCATCTATGTTTAAATCAAAGGTAGTTGTCCCTGATGTAGCCAAAATTACCTCCTAGAAAACACCTTTAAACTTTGTTCCACGGATTGCAGCTTTACCACCTCTAGAGGTCATAAAGTCACCAGTACTTGCTTTTCTAACTTCTTTGAAATCATCTTCATTAAGAACTCCGTATGGAGGAGCTTTATCCAAATGTTTAGATTGTTTTTCTGATAAACCACCCGCAGCATTTAACTCAATCCTTAATTTACCACCAAAAGAGTAATCATCTTGTTTGTCTCCATAAACTTTACCTTTAGATCTTCTAGCATAAAGTTCAGCTTTACTTTTTTTGTCTTTTCCAAATCTTCTTGCATATTTGTAATCAATGTTTTTTTGAGATTTATCACCAAACATATCTTTTGATTTTGTAGCTGATGTTGATATATCACCAAATTTAGTTTCTATACCTAATCCTACTTTTTTTGTTTCTTTACCCTCAAGTTTACTTTTTTTAGCTTTAACTTCTGGAACTATACCTACACCTCTTTTTCTAGTTTCATACTCAAAAGGCTCATCTCCATCAGGTAATAATAATCTACTTATTGTATCACTCATAATAGATCCTTAATGTAATCATCCATAGAGGCCATACCACCTTCACTAAATGGTTGTGTATCAGGAATACCAGACTGCTTAGATGTAATAGTTTTAAAATCGTTTACATTACGACCTCTGGTTCTTCTTCTTACACTAGCACCTCTATCTGTTCTCTCTGTTCTTTTGTTTCTGTTTTTTCTTGCTTGCCTTCTTCTTTCAACAGCAGATAAATTTTTAGATTTTTTTGCAGGTCCTTTTGGAGGTCCTTGTACTGGTCCAGCAACAGTAGTAGTTTTTTTCTTTTTATCATCTGCTCTATCTGTTGTATACTTTTTACCTTTGTATGTAAAAGTTTTACCAGCACCTAATTGCTTTCTTGCAATTTTAAATGCAGCTCCAAAACTTGTAGCAGTAACTGTATTAGCTCCTGCACCTTTACCTTTACCCGCAACATCTCCGTAAGACCTTTTAGTTGTGTCAACATTTGCTGGTGTAGTTTTTGCTGCTGTAATTTTTTTTGTTTTAGTTTTTGCTTTTTCTGCTGCTTTTTGTTCTTTAACAGATTTTCTGGTAACAATTTTACCTGTAAGAGTATTAGCACTTCCTCTTCCTGTTTGTCCTTGTGGGGCAGTTCCACTACCTATGATTTTTCCTAGTCCTCTTCCGAACCTTTCTAGTAAACCACCTTCTTGTTTTTTTCTCATTTTAGACTTCATCTTATTCTCCTAATTAATATCAATCATACCACCATAGTATTTCTTTGTAAACGTACTCACGTTTGTTGGTTTACCACCAACTCCTTGTGCTTTTGCTCTTTTTCTTTTAACTGCACTTTTTCTTTGACCCTCTGTCATTCTTCTAGCTTTGGCTAAAGGAACACATTTAGGATACTTTCTTTTTGCATCTGCTTTTTGTTTACTTCTACCACATTTAGCAAATGTGCCATCTTTC